AACGAATGGGGTTAGAGGGTGAAGCATTTAGCTGGGACCCCTTTAATATAAGTTATGGTGCTGGAGCATGGGAAGATAGAATAGGAAGTAACATTTATGGAAGAACCGAAGATGAAGGAACATCATCCACAGTAAACACCTCTCAGACTGTATCTGATGATGATGATGAAGAAGAAGATGATGAAGGAACTATAGAAGAAGCATTAACCGACCCAGAAGGTGACTCTCCTCCTAGTGCAATGGATTCAAGAGCATATGGCTGGGCATCGAACATAAGACGTTCTTTAGGTAATGTAGGTGAGGATTTGTATAAAACAAGAGGAGAAAAGGCATCTATATTAACTCGTAGAGGATTATTAGGATGATTGCCAACGCATCACCCAACTTCAGTCAAGATGGTGGGTTTGTAGAACAAATAATGAAGCGTTATGAGACTCTTAAATCAAATAGAGTCAATTGGGAGTCTAACTGGCAGGAAATAGCACGTTATATTCTTCCAAGAAGAGCAGACTTTGAAACAGAACGATCTGCTGGAGAAGAACGAAGACAATACATCTTTGACTCTACTCCAGTACGTGCCTTAACACGTTTTGCATCAGGTCTTCACAACATGATGACCAATTCTGCGTTACGTTGGTTTGAGATAAAGACAGAAAGTAGAGAATTAAATCAATATCGACCTGTCCAGTTGTGGCTTGAAGAATGTACTGTACGATTAGGAGAAGGATTCAACCGACCATCTTCTAATTTTCATCCTGCAATCTTTGAGTATTATACTGACCTTGGAGCATTTGGAACCGCAGTATTGTTTATACAAGATAAAATAGGAGAAGGTCCATACTTTCAATGCTTTCCTTTATCTGATTGTTACCTTGCATCTGATTATTATGGAAAGATAGATACTATATTTAGAATATCTAGGCATACTGCAAAAGAGCTTGCTGAGATCTATCCTCCTGAAGTCTTATCAGAAAAGGTTCAGAAGTCCTTAGAACAAGGAAAACTTTTTGAACAATTCAAGTGTATGCATTCTGTCTTTCCTCATCCGAATCCTGACATTGAAAAAGGTGATAAACCTTTTATGTCAGTCTATTGTTTGTTGGATGAGAAGCATTTACTAAGTGTTGGAGGATTTGATGAATTCCCTTATGTATGTAGCCGTTGGAATAGAAATGCATTGGAAACATATGGCAGAGGTCCGGGATTTGAAGCACTTCCAGACATTCGTATGCTCAATGAGATGGAGAAAACGTTCCTTAAAGCGTTACAGAAGATGGTTTCGCCTCCACTCATGCTTCCTGATGATGGTTTTCTTGCACCTATACGGACCACTCCTGATGCCTTGAATTACTATCGTACAGGATTGACAGGAAATGAGATGGTTCAACCCTTTCCTGTTGCAAACAGACCAGAATATGCAGATGCAAAGATGGGTCAAGTTCGTGAGTCTGTTGATAAAGCGTTTTTCTTGGATTTAATGGAATTACCCGGACCTGTAGCGGCAGATGGTGATGTGTTACGTTTTACTGCAACTGAAATTGCGATGAGACAACGTGATCGACTTACTATTCTTGGTCCAATTGTTTCAAGGCAAGAGATTGAACTATTAGGACCAATTGTTGAACGGACAATGCATGTCATGATCCGATCTGGGATGTTGCCTGAACCACCACAAGAAGTGATGGGTATGAACTTCAAGATCGAATATACCAATCCTGTGAGTATTTCAATGAGATCTGGAGACTTAACATCTGTTAGTCAATTGTTCCAATTTATGCTTCCATTGGCACAAATTGATCCTACAGTCATTGAACGTTTCAATACTCATAGAATTGCAGAATTAGGTGCTGAAATACTGCGTACTCCTCCATCAGTTCTTAAAACAAAAGAAGAGATGGAAGAGATGATGCGACAACGTGAACGAGAACAAGCAATGCAGATGCAAATGCAACAACAAATGGCGGCATCAGAGGTTCAGGGTAATATTGCAGAAGCAGAACAGAAACGAACACAAGCTGGATTGAATGTTGCTAGGGCTCAAAGCGAAGCGGCGTAAGTCTCAATATAGAGATTTATTTACTACAGATGATGGTAAGGAAGTACTGGCAGATTTAGCCAGAAGACATTTTATCCATACATCTACGTTTATTGCTCATGATACACATCATAGTGCCTTCAATGAGGGAAGAAGGTCTGTGATTCTTGATATTCTTTCCCTCGTAAACATTCCAATTGAAGAATTGGATAAATTAACAAGGAAAGCAGAAGATGGAAGAGATAGCAGAACCGACAACAGCGGAGATTGGGACAGAGAGTTCTGAGTCCGTTGCCGGGAACACTATTTTAGGTGGAAATGAGGTATTACCAGTTAATAATGTAGGTACAGATCAGAACCCTTGGGCTTTTGATCCTACCTCTTTACCTGATGATTTGTCTCGTGAACCATCACTTAGAAACTTCGATAGTGTTGATAAGCTGGCAAAAAGCTATGTCCATGCAGTACGTAAAATGGGTGTTCCTGCCGATCAGCTTATGCGTGTTCCACAAGGAGAAGATGATCCCGGTTGGAATGATATCTATAATAGTATTGGTAGACCTGAAACTGCTGAAGGTTATCAGTTTAATGAAAGGTATGCTGAATCTAATTTAGATGATTTCAAGAATATTGCTCATAATTTAGGTTTATCTCAGAATCAAGCCGAGAAAATCCTTGATATGTATTCAGAAGCTAATTATGATCAAGTTCAAGAGGCTGAATCTAGGCATGAGGAAATGCAAGCAAATGGCATCCATGCACTTCAGCAAGAATGGGGGAAATCTTACAATGAAAATGTCGAATTAGCTCGCAGGGCATTTACGAACTTTGCTTCTAAAGAAGCACTCGACATCATGGAAGACTCAGGACTAGGTAATCATCCTGAAATTGTTAAGATGTTTTCTAAAATAGGTAATCTTCTCAAGGAAGATGGTATTATGGTTGGAGAACCTGGAATTGGTGGAGCTTTATCTCCTGCAATGGCAGAAGAAAAGATAAACACGAATCTCAGTGATTCTGACTTCAATAAAGTGTACTTAGACAAGGCTCATCCGCAACATCAGAAGGCGGTTGATGAGATGACTCGTTTGTTTTCAACGGTTCATCAACGTTAAGTTCCTCCCGATCTGGAATTGCAGATAATCAACGACCTGCAATAAAGATCTTTTGGAATCCTAAGTTTTAGGACAATTCCTAGTTATAGGGACGTTATTTTATAATCTCTTATATAGGAAAGTCTTATGGCTTACGATTCTATCAATGTCGCAATGGTGAAGCAGTATAGTGCTAATGTTCAGCACATGCTTCAGCAACGTGGCTCAAGATTGCGTAATGCAGTCACATTAGAAACAGGTAAAATCGGAGAAGAAATCTTCTTTGACCGTGTAGATGCAACTGCGGCACAGAAGGTTACATCCAGACATGCGGATAGTCCGTTGATGGATGTACCCCACGAAAGACGTAGGGTTTCTCCAATAGATTATGATTGGGGTAAATTGGTTGATAATCCTGACCGATTACGTCTGATCATGGACCCAACAAGTGCATATGTCGAATCTGCGGCAATGGCAATGGGTCGTGCAATTGATGAGGAAATCATTTCTGCGGCATTTGGTAATTCTTACCAGTCCACTACAAGTTCCACAACAATGGGAGCAACAACCTTCACTGGCGATAATGGTACTGATATTTATCGTGAAGGTGCTTACTCCAGTGGTGCATGGGTTGCTGGTGACAATACTGGAACTGCTGTAGGTTTGACTATTGACAAACTCATACGAGCAAGAAAGGTTCTTGCCGCCAACGAAGCAGATGAGTATGACATGGGTGGAAGACCCCAGTTGTTCATAGCCTGTTCTGCGGCCGCAATTGAATCTATGCTTCTTGAAGATAAAGTCCAATCTGCGGACTACAACGTCATTAAAGCACTTGTTGCTGGAGAAATTGACTCCTTCATGGGCTTCCAATTCATCAGAACAGAGAAAGTAACTGTTACTTCAAATGTTGAAGAAGCAATTGCATTTACACGTTCAGGACTTGGACTCTGCATTTGGGAGGATATTGTTGCTCGTGTAACGGAACGTCCTGATAAACGATATAGTCAATATATCTATTACAGGATGACGCTGGGTGCGACTCGACTTGACGGTAAGAAAGTCGTTCGCCTCTACATCAAAAACGTTTAAAGATAGGAGCACAATATGGCGGCAACGCATAATAATTATGGGGCTAATTATACTTTGGTATATCAGCCTACTGATGGAAAACCATCAATGCCTCCTGCCTCAAAGGTTGGAGGAAGACTTAGAATTTGGCATGACTCTTACACATCAACTGCAATTGAAAGTGGTTCGACTGTGTTTGTTGCAAAAATGCCTAAAATGGCAGTGCTTTATGATGCTTTCATTACAGCAGAAGCATTAGGTGGTAGTGCCACTTTAGCATTGGGTACTGATGCCTTTACAGTATCAGGTACTACAACTGCTGAAGATCCAGATCGTTTTATTACAGCAACTGTAATGAATGGTGCTGGAAAAACGATCGCTATGTTGCCGAGGCCGACTGGTACGGCTAATGCGGCTTCAACAAATGCAAGTGGAACTGCCCATTTAGGTGTTGGGTATGAGTTTTTAACTGAAACGAATATTATAATTCGGGTTGGTGGAGCTACACTTGCGGCAGACAAAGTGATTAAAGTTGGATTGATTTATTCAATTGATTAATCCTGATGGCAACAGAAGTTGATATTTGTAATATCGCCTTAACAAACTTAGGCGAAGCAAAGATCGTTTCTTTAACGGAGGCTACAGAACGTGCAAGGTTGTCTAACCTTAGATACCCTGATGTACGTGATGCAGTCCTCCGTAGCCATCCTTGGAACTGTGCCACTAAAAGAGTTAAGTTAACTCGTTCTACGACAACACCTGCTTTTGGTTATTTATACCAATACTCGTTACCGTCTGATTATCTAAGGATACTTGGTACGCATGATTCCCTTCTGTCCTATCAGATAGAAGGAAAATATCTGCTTACTGATGAGACAACAATGTATGTCAAGTACATTGCTCAAGTGACGGATACATCCGAGATAGATGCCAACCTGATACAGGCAATTGGCTTACGTCTAGCTTGGGAATTGGCTGAACCATTAACAGGACGGATCGAACTGAAGCGGGAAATGTGGGGTAAATATGTTGAGGTTATTGCAGAGGCACGTGGTATAGATGCTTCTGAAGGCATTCCTGATCGAACAGAGTATCTATCTTGGATAGAATCACGATGGGGTTATCAGGGTCTCGACTACAAACCCATAGATGCTCCTGCGGAAGGTTATGATCGGTCCACGAGCTAAATGGCACGAATCCAAAGTGTTCAGAGTTCCTTTTCAGAAGGCAGGATATCTCCTCGTTTACAGGGGTATGTTGACCTTCCAGCATATGGTGCGGCATGTAAAACACTTGAGAATGCGATTGTATTACCTCAAGGAGCCACGACAAAGCGTTCAGGTACTTACCACGTAGCTGAAACAAAAAGCTCAGGAGCAGTACGTTTAATCCCTTTTACGGTAGGGTTGGCTCAGAACTATATCCTTGAGTTCGGGAATAACTATTTCCGTGTATTTTCTCAGGATCTCAGACTGAATTACCATGATAGTAGTTCAGGATATAGTAGTTCGGATATTTATGACCAGACAACGACCTACACAAGTACTCAATTAGATGATCTGGACTTTACTCAAAGTGCAGACGTTCTCTTCATTGTTCATCCCGACCATAAACCTGCCAAGTTAGTCAGGACATTAGGAAGTAGTACAACGAATCGTGCAGAAGATGATTCGATTTGGACACTATCTAGCCTTACTTTCACAGATGGTCCTTATGGTGAAATAAACACTGATAAAGCTGATACTTTTACATTAAGTGGTACAGACAAGTTTGCAACAACAGATATTGGTGATTTCTATGTTGATACAACCCTAAACCAACTTGTGAGAAAGAATCATGGGTTACTGGATGGTCAAACCATATGGGTAAAGGATGAAGGGGATGCAATC